CGTCCTTGACCCATAGCTCGCAAAACTTGACGGTCGGGGTGATGTGCCGCTGCGGCCGCCATGGCGCCGGCACCGGAAACACGTTGACGATGCCTGCGGCCGAGGCTTGGCCGCTCTCCGCGATCGGTTGTGCCCCGCCCACCACCATCTGGTGGAAATACGAGGACTGGTCGTCGTCCTGCTCGGTTGGGCGGGCCGAGGCAATGCGATCGAGGATCTGATCCTTTTTTGGATGATCCTTCAGCATGTCCTTGAGCCTGGACATGGTCGGATAGGTGACGTGAACGAACGCCTCTTGTTCGTCCAGCCCTAAGATGGTTTCACCGAGCACGCCGAAATTAATCGGGTGGACCGGCGCAATCTTGAACGTCTCGCCTTCCGGGGTGTGCTTTAAGAACTGGCAGCCGTTGACCAGCGACCAGGTCAATGCCTCCGCGAACGTCACGTCACTATCGGAATTGCGATAGTCGGCGGTGAGTTTTTCGGACACCAGTTGCGCGCGCTCCAGCACACTGTCTTCCTCGCTGGTGTCGTAGATGACGTTGAAGCGGACATCGGTCGGCTGCATCAAAAAGCCGCTTAGCTTCTCGATAAACGGCTTCACCTTGTTGTAGATCGCCGCCTGCACCGAATGCGTGCCGCAATAAAAATATTGGGCGGCTCTTGTATAAACAAGCCCGCGCTCTTGGCTTGACGCGAGACATTCGTCGATCACTTCCTCAACCCACTCTTCGAGGTCAAGCTTGTTTTTTGGGATGCGTAGCATTTCTCCACTCGATTTCCTGGTACACCTGCTTCAAGGTCATCGCGATCATCGAACTGTTCGATCGCATGAAGCCTTCCAGCGCTTTCTCATACGCCTTCAGCTCGGCCATTGTCATCTTCGCCAGCGGCTCGCGATTGGACAACAGGCGATTTCCGACAATGAGCGGCATCAGTACACCCGCATGGCCCTACGTTTCGAAATCTCGATTAAATCGGGTTGCTCGCCGCTTTTCAGGTTCGACTGTAAGACGTCTAGACCCGATCCATAGCGCAGGCGGCTCTGCCGGCCCGCGGCGACCGCACCCTCTAGCGCCTCCCGCGAGCCGACCCAGTGCGAGGCATTGGGCGGCGGTGCCTGGTCCTTGTAGCGCACCTGAGGCGTTGCCTCGCGCCGCTCATCGCGCTTAATGTCGCTGACGTGGTAGTCCTTCTCAAGGATGTCCTCGGTGATCTTTTCGGCCTTCGAGCGCGCCGAGCCGCCGAGGGCGACCGGCTTGAAGTCCTGCGCCATCGATTGTGCTGAGCAGTTCGGGCATTCGGGAGCGGCGGCGTCCCACTGCTCGGCGGTTAAGGTGACGTTGAGGTAATGGCCACAGGCGTTGCACATGTATGACCGAACGATCATCAGAACACCTCCTTGCGGATTCTGGATTTGCGATTGATCGCTGCAATTTTCTCGCTGAAGGCGAATGATAGCACGGTCCCCATGTCTTGCGGAGGCCGCTCGCCCTTGATGCTGTCCCAGGTATAGCGGCGTGCTACCAGCATCGGGCGGCGCCACTCAACCCAGGCATGATGGGCCAGCACCAGCGCCGTGACCAGGTCGTCGTTTTCCCCGGTGTCCGGCCCGGCGCCAAGCCAGCCGTCGTCCTCGACGATCGATTGCATTTGCGAGATCAGCTTCGGCGAGCGTATTTCGAGCCGCCGCAGCATCAGCGAATCCCGCAGCTCGGAATAGATCTGGTGCTTGTTGTCAGAATTAGCTTTCCAGGCGATGACGTTGCCGGCGCCGCCGAGCGAGTCGGGCCGCTTGTAGAGAAACCAGCGGATGGCGCCGATGTAGTCTAAAATCTTCTCTGATTCTGGCCCGCCGGCAATGATGCCGCGCTCGGCGAGCTGCCTCAAATTTCTGACCTCGGGGAGAACCGCGGCGCCGACGCCTGTAACTTCGAGATTAGCCAGGTGATCGCGATAAGAGCCTGCAAGATGAGCAAGCACCCAAGCAAGCTGATAAGTGAGCGGCCGGTTACTCTGAAATTCAGCCACCTGGACGACACGGTCCGCATAACAGCGTAACACTTCGATTGCATGATCATCGCTCTCGCCGCCGCCGCCGCCACTGGGGTCGATGCCGATGCAGTAGATGCCCTTGTCCTCCGGCGGCTCCCACACCTTGAGCATGGCGTCCTCGGGCCGCGTCACCAGGTCGATGCGCGAGGCCAGGAATTTCTCGTCGAACGAATAGGAGTAGCCGCGATAGGGCGGGCTGGCCGGGCCGAGGCTCTCGGCGATCTCCAAGGTGCGCTTGGCGGGGAAAAAACCAGAGCCTGAGGCGATGAAGCATTGCTTCTCGTGCCAAGGATAGTGCCGCCACATGTACTCTTCGGCCTTGAACTCACTCTCACGGCGCCACCAGGCGATTTGCTCCGGCGTGACCGTGACACCGTATTCCTGTTTGACGAAGCGGGCGTTGGTCAGCTCGGTGTCGGAGAGCTTGTTATCCCAGTAGATCGGATAATCCGGATCATCTTTGGGAATTGCGTAAGTCGGATTTGACCAGAATCCTAAAAAGATGAATCGCATGTGGCGATCGACCTTTGCCTGCATACAGTGATTATACCACCAGTTGAATCCGTTCGCGATCGATTCGAAAACGTAAAGCCGGTTCGGATTCTGTCGTGCCAGCGAAGCCTTCAATGACTCGACGCCGGCCAGCGACTTCCATTGGCCGCACTCGGTGGCGTGAACCATCGACAGTGCGCGCGATGCACCGAGGTCGGGATTGCTACCAGCGGCGAGCAGGTCGATCACAGATCGATTCGCAAACGCCATGCCGGTGCGGTTGTTTTGGATTAGCCGATGCTCGGCGCTGCGCCATTCGGGTGGTAGCGTCTCAAGCAATGACGCGAAGATCCTGCGCAGCCGCTCCAGATTATCGGTCCGATCGGCGATGATGGCGCCTTGCACGCCGGGATTAGCCAACGCCCAAAATAGCTCGATGACACTGCAGACGCTGGTCGCCGCGACCTGGCGGCATTTCAGGATCGCGAATTCATGCACGCCCTCGCTTAAGCCCTTGGCGATCGTGTCCACGACCATGCGCTGCGACATCCACGGCTCGACCCGGCACCGGCCTTCTTCCTTGGTGTCGAATTCAACGCTGGTTAGCAGATCGTAGATGCCCTGCCTGATCGTCGTCATGGTGGCTCTACCAATCGCCCGCTAGGCAGCTCCAGATAGTACGGCCTTTTATCAAATCGGTTGCCGTCACGTAAGTGCCAGCGGCCGGCGCGGAACACCAGGACGTCGACCGGCGAGGGCAGGGGCGAAATCACTGCAGGTTTGTCTTCATCGTTCATGCCGTTGACTTTCCAGTTCGCTTAAACATCACATAGCATTGCACACCGGCAAAGTAGGCCGGCAAAAATGCACGCGCCATGACATCGTGCAGCTCTTTGTGCGCCTGATTTTTGGAATTTCGCATTTCTTTCAGAATCTCTAAGCCCTGATTTGCCCAATCATCAATCATCGATTCAGTCACACCAAATTCGCGGGACATTGCGCTGCGATAATCGAGGATGTATTTCGGCGGCTTTACCGGCTTGTTCTGCTCATCGTCTGCCATTGGCTCCTCCCATCATGCGATCGATCGCAACGCCGATGCCGATCAACGCGAACGCAATCATTAGCTCGATCAGCATCTCATTTTACCGTTTTGCTGTCAGGATACAGCACATTGCCGGTGATCGGGTCGTAGGGCTCACCCGCCCGCGGCATGTGTTGCGGAAAGTTATTGCGGTCCTGCTCGCTGCGCATCATGCCGTAATCCTGCAACGACAGGGCCAGCGCAGCAATATCGGCGGGCGTCATCTTGTCGAAACGGCGCGGGCTGTGCATGGGCTCGGCCTGCGCGGCGGCGGCAAGCAGTGCGACTGCGGCGATGAGAGCGATTTTGTTGATCATGGTTTGTTCCTTGCCTTATTTTTGCCTTAAATTTTTCTTTGGTTTTTTTTCCAAATTTTAGGCCTTTTTCGCCTTGGGCTTGTCGCCCGTGGCGATCCGCATGGCCTGGACGCGCTCGTACGCCAGCGCCTCCTCCGCGGTCTGGGTCACGATCTCCGGCAGCCTATCGTCCTCGCCATAGATCGAGAGGCAGGCATCACCGAATCGAATTTCCACGCAGCCCAGCTCCGGATACTTCACGACCCTGACGGCGCCAAGGCCATAAACGGTGATGTTAGTAACGCGGTAGGACATGCGGGCTCTTCCTCTGCTGGCGGTTCTGGTTCTATGGGCGGCACCGCCTCGGCGATCAGCCAGGCCATGATCGCATCGATCTTGCGCCGGTAATCGGTCAAGCCGATGTCGCCGGACATGAGTCGCAGGTCGAGCATTTCGATGTAGCGGGCGGCGTGGGCGAGGGCGCGATCGGTCATTGGATTGTCGGACCTCGCCACTCTTCCTCGCTGACATGGCCGCTCTTGATCATCTCGTCGACCGCGGCTGGCACCATCACATTGATGAACTGGCTCAGCATCTCCCTGGCTCCGGGGCGCCACTCCGGGCCATGGCAGGCGATGAACCGCGCCGCCAACTCGCCCACGATCATGCCGACGACTGGTGGGGATAACCCCACCAGCATCGGGGTGATGCGTGCCAGGACTTCCTTGGCCTCGCGCGAGTCGGCCCTGTCCTCTGCGGTGATCATTCGCGCGACTCCTCATCGTGACTTCTGGCATGGTTAAGCAGGAATAGGATGTTGCCTGCCTTGCTCAATCCATCTTTCGGCACTGACCATGCCTCATCGCACTGTTTGCACAGCATGTGCCACTTGGTGCCCTTGTCTACCGCGATGTAGTATTTCGCCAGTGGATCGTTTTCATCCGGCCTGTGAGGCTCGCGCGAGGTGGTTTCATTCCCGGGGTTCAATCGTTCCTCTCTTGGTCTAGCCCTTCTCATTCCAAACCTTCCTTTACGTGTCATTCCTGCGACTCCTCTTCGACTTCGATACCATCCGGATGACCGGCTTCGACGTAGTTGGCGAGATTGAGCAAGTAACGCGCGAGAATGCCGGCCTCGTCTGGCGACAGTTCGATGTATTGCGTTGGGTGACCCATGCTCTCGTCGATACGGATGTGGATATAGTTGTTCTCGTGCATCGGAGTGCGATCGACCTTGAGATTGATGACCGGGCGCCAAGAGTCGGTGTGGTTGCCATACTTGTCACCACTCAAACGCATTGTATGCGCCTGGGCCTCATCCAGTGTTTCCTGCAGCTCTTGAATCTTCTCTAACATGACATGTTCCTTTCGGTTTGCCGGGTTGCCATCATCTCACGAAATCGCGCAACTGTCCAGAATTATTTGCGACAGTCGCGCGAGTCGCTTAACCGATCGCCTCGGTGATGACCTGCATCTTTTCAACGATTAGCTCGGCCATCCTGCCGTCGAGGCTGCCGTCTAGAACGATATGCTGGACGAGAACCGAATCATGCTGGCCAATGCGGTGAAGCCTATCTTCCGCTTGCGCGAGCTTGCCTGGAGTCCAGTCTAGCTCTGCAAACACAACATGCGATGATGCCGTGAGCGTATGCCCTTCAGCCATCGACTGCATGCCGCAAACGATGACGCGGCGTTCTGGATCGTTCTGGAATGCATCCACTGCAGCTTGGCGCGCGCTATTGGAATCACGGCCATCCGCTTGCAATACGCCGTAGTCAGCCAACGCCGCCGCAATCTGGTCGGTCGCATCATGGTGATGTGCGAACACGACCAGCTTTTTCTCGGACTCCAAGCAGTTCAGAATGTGCTCAATGACCTGCGGCAACTTGGCCATTGCCACTTCGTGGCGCACGCGAGAGGTTTCGGTAAATGCCACGCCTTCGCCTTTGCGCAACGCCGCGACCGCATCAATGTACGCTTGCGACGCGCGATCCTCCGACAAGCGCTCCACCTCGCTGCGTAACGCTGTAACCTTGGCCTCCTGCTCGGCCACGACGCGCGACTCGATTGCGAGTGCATCGCGCTCTGCTTTGGACTGCGGTTGTAGCGTGATGACCTGCCGGCGTTTTGCGGGTAGCTCCTTGAGAACATCTTCCTTCATTCGTCGCACCATGATCGATGCGCGTAGGCGCGCTTGCAGCTCGTCCAGATGAGAAGCTCCCTTGTAATCGGTACGACCTTGCCAGCCGCGCGAGGGGCCGCAATAGCGGTTGTGAAAGTATCGCCAGTTACGACCCAATCCTTCAGGGTCCAGCGCGTGCACGAGTGTCCAAAGTTCGCTTGGACGGTTCAATATGGGTGTTCCCGAAAGGTACAATTGCCGCCGCGCCTTGATGGCGGTCATATCGCGCGAGCCGAAAACCGCGTGCGTGCGCTGCGCCTTGGGATTTTTAAGGTAGTGCATTTCGTCAACACAGAGCATATCCCATTCGCGCGAGT